ACCTTCATCTATTACCGTAGTTTTAATTAATTCTGGAGTCCATTCTCTAATTGTTTTTACATTGCCATTGATATCTTCAATATATCTAATGTAGTCTAATTGATGTACACCGTTAGTGCTTCTAGTATAGTTCCAATCTAACATCATTAGTGGTGTAATTAGGTTAACATATGGACGCACACCTTGATCAAGTTCTTCAGCACGAGTATTAGCATTTGAATTAGGTTTTACCATCAATACCCATGTCATACCAAACACACTAGACCAAGTTACTGCTTCTTTTAGGAAGTTATCAAGTGTTCTACCATCTAGGTCAGCATCTTCAAGAAATGCTTTAACCTCTGGTAAATCTTCAATATCGGACATGTCTCTTTGGGGTGGATTTCTAAACAAAAAGCTGTTATACACACCAACAACTGATTGACAATGGTTTTCTAAGTGTGTATTGTATAGTCTTGCTTGATATTCTCTTTCAGTTTCTAATTGATATCTAGTTAGATGATTTCCTTCACGATAGCTTTCGCCACCAACATAACTTTCATAAAGGTATTGGTAAATTTGTTGATTATCAGTGTAAATTTGATTACCTGATACCAAACTATCTATTTGTTCTTCTATTGTTCGTATGATTGCCATTTATATTGATTCCTGTGTAGTATCTTATTTATCCAATTGCGTGAGTCCACCTACGAGGAGCAGGCATTGGCTTACTGTCTTTAACAAGAGGGAACAAGTAGTCAACGCAATAGGACCCTGCGTCGAAAAAATGGTCCCACTTACCTTTATCTGGTATTTGTGTTCCTTCTTTATAACTAAACTTCTCTAGACTTTCTATAGTGTGCTTACAGTTTGGACTTATGTATAAGTGACGCTGGCCATCTGTTGAACATAGTCTAGCATTGTATGAGTTTATTCTATCCTTGACTGCATTGTGTTTGCGTGGGCTCTTAACTATGAATCCATTGTTAGCCAATATTGAATGGTCAGTCTGTCCACTTGCTGATGTCTTACGCTGACTACCACTAGGGTCTGGATAAACAAACACTTTTGATCTAGGATAACGACTCTTAATCTCATCACACATGTCCTGTGTTGATGCTGAGTGCATGTTTATCTCATCAAACTGTAGTAGGGTATCACCCTTACGGATATGTATAGCCGCTGTCATTGGTGATACATTGAAGTCCATTCCAATATGTAGTACTGCAAGTTCTGGATCCTTAATATCAATAACTGAACTGTCACGGTCAAAGTTATATGCAATACGCCCCACAACCTGTTCGAAGCTGGCCTCAAACTCTTGCCTAAATGTTCTCTCATCCAGGTCTTTTTGTGCTTGTTCTATCTCTTCTTGAGGTATGTTACCACCTTCAATACTAGTATATTGAAAACTAGCCCAATTATCAGGATCTTCTCTATGTCTTTGGTATAAGTCATAAAACCAATTTGATTTACCTGTTGGTGTTGATATGAATAAGACATCACCTTGAGTGTTCGACACTGTAGCCCTTAAAACTTCTAGAAATGCTCTAGGGTCAATCATTGCGGCTTCATCCATAACAATAAAGTTGAACTCTAGACCTCTGAGTCCATCAAAATTATCAGCACCTCTAACACTGATCTTTGTGCCATTAACTAATATAATGTTAAGATCACTTTCATTAATCTTCTTGACCCAATTAAGTTTAATCAATCTAGCCTTGAGTTGATCCCACACTATGCTTTTCGCTTGGCGATAGGTTGGTGCTACATACAACACTTTCTGCTGTGGTTGTCTGGCATAACGGGCAAGCTCACGGATTGATAAGAATGTTTTACCAAATCGTCTACCCGCTGACACCACACGGAAACGGTGAGTATCATTGACTATCGTCTTCTGTGGATCGCTAAGTGGCATCAAATAACTCGTTAAAATGACTGTTAGGTTTAGCAACTAAAATATCTGATTTAGATCTATGTAATTTATTATAGTCAATGCCCCATTTGTCTTTTAAGTATTCTTTACTATCTGAATATCTAATATTTCTATCTTGTCTATCATCCCAATCCCATTTACCTTCTTGTGCCCTAGGACCACGATTTTTGTAAGGTGTAAATGTTGGTTCCGTCTTAAAGATACTACTTTTATTACTATACTCTCGCATAAACACATTTTGTAATTTGCCAACAAACAAATCATTAGTCCATAATTGACAAGCAAAATCAACATCTTCTAATACATCAATATTTTCATCATAATATAACTCTTTAATATCAAATAGTTTAGGATAGTTTGAGTGAAACACAAGAGCATTTAGATTAAGTGTATTTGTAAATTGCCAGTTATCTTTTAATATTGGCAACCATCCTTGCCTGTTTTTTAGCAACGAATAAGGTGAAACATTGGGACTAAACAAACTAAAGGCCGCAACCTGACCAGTAATTTGGTTTAATATCTTCATTGGATTGTTAATAAATGTGTTAGTATCTAATCTATCTTTGTCATCGTGATAGACACCAATATCATTGTCAATAATAGCACACCAATAATCATTGGTATTATAAAATTCACTTAATATTTCATTTCTTGCCTGACTCACTGATTGATGATGTGTAGTTCTAAATTGTAATTTATTATTTAGAAGATGTATGCTTAATTCTACAGGTGGAGTATATGGTTGTTGATTCCACACTATGATCTCACAGTTATCCCAATATGTTAATAAATCAATGAGTAATAGATCTAATACCCTTGTTCTACTTTGTTTAATTGTGGTTCCAGTTTTATTGGCCTGACTATCATCACCAAGATAGTTAACAATATGAATTTTAAGTTTCTTTTGTATCTTCAGTGCCATCTAACGCCTCTGTTGTGTCTAGGTCATCATCTGACCATGGTAATACTTTAGCATCATCAGTATTGGTAGGCTGATCCTGCATTCCTAAGAAGTTCTTTGACATGTAAATTTGCATGACAGCGTTATTATTCTGTATAGCATTGGTTAACATAGCACGCCTTAGACTAATACGCATACCCTCACGACCTTTTGTTAATTCTGCCGCAAAGTTCCTTCTTAGAGTGTCGGGTTTGATACCAAACCATTTAGATATTTCTATATCTTTACAGCCAATTGCGGCTAGTTTTTCTACTTCACTAGGGTCAACTACTATATTATCTCTGCCAACAGGCAAGCCCATAAAAGTGCCTTCTACTAGCTCTTTAGGTTTGGGTCCTGTTTTCTTTGGATTTTCGTTCATAGTTATGCCTCTTTATAGCATAATATTTATCAAGTATTAAGGGGGGTTATGTATTATTAGAAAAAAATACCCCTAGAGCTCAAATTCTAAGGGGTATCTTCTTTACTGCATGCTTTGGGGCACTCAGTATTTATACTACGCTGATTCCTCTAAATTAACGGTTACAGTGTATTTTTTTAGAGCCTCTCTAGAGAAATTATCACCTAAGATTCTTTCAATTAGATGAAATTTAAGATCACTAAGATATTGAGCACGGTTTGCTAATAAAGCAAACCTATTTCTTAATGCTTTTTTTTGTCCTGCTGGAAGTTGAAGATAAGGGCTATCTCCTTTAACTATACCTAGATAACAATGTTTTTCTGGTTGAACATCATAATCTGTTCTAATGGAATTAAAAAATTTATCCTTATCTTTAAGATACGGTTCTATTTCAATTAAAAGTTTATTGTTAAATTCAGTTATTTCTTTATCAATATTAAAGTTCATCACGCTGTCTCCTCCTCAACATATTTTTTTACGGCTGGCATCCATATAAATTCAATATCGTTGTTAGTCCAACCATCTGCTATTTCCTCATCAGCAAGGCCAATAAAATCATCATTAACTTGAAAATAAAGTCCTTGAAAGCATCCGTATCCGTCTTCTTTGTCATAGAAGTTGTTTGATCTAAGGTCGTTTATATAATAACTCATTACGCTGTCTCCAAATCTAAATTTGTATCTATATGGCCAAATTTGTCACCATTCCACTCATCTTGTTCAATCTCACCAGCCGCAACAAGAGTTGAGATAGCACAGCAGGCAAACATAATATCAGCAAGAAGGTATGGATCTTGTAAATTGAATCCTTGTTGTTGACTACGAATTTTGAAATTGTTAATGACACCGTGTAAACGATCCCACTCTTCTGCTACCAACTCTTCACGAGTTAGACCGTATTCTTGTTGGGTAGTGTTGTTAGTGTAGTGGTCTAATTGATCATCACTGGCTTGTTTGATTAAAGCCCCAAGGGTGTTTGCTTTCATAAACGGTATGCCAAAATTCTCACAGGTCATATTGCTAAATTCAAAACCTTCTTGACCTTGGTCAGCCTTAAAGCCCCAATAAAAGGTTACTAATTTAGCATCCTTGTTTTTGGTTGGAATTTTACCATTTTGTTTCTTTACTAACTTTCCATTAATTGTTGTATATGCCATTTTGTTCCCCAAATAATTAACTTACAAACATACTATAGCAAATTACGATTTTTGTGTCAACCAAAAAAAACCCACTGCCCGGAAATTAAAAGCAGTGGGTAAACCCTCGACAGTGCCTATAACACTGCCTGGTTTTAACCGGTTAATACACAAGCCCTTGTTCTTTTAAGTAGGCTTTGTATCTATGTTGTTTGCGAACATGATCACCACGGATAATGAGTTCAACATTGTCTTTACACCATGCTTTACTATAATCTATTCTTGACATGCAGATTGAGTGTTTTGATCTACCACGCAAATGCCACTTTGGTTGCCACATAGCTAACCAATCTTCCCATGATAGTTCCCATATTTCTTCTCTCCACAGTGCTTGATTGCGTTGTTGACTAAACTGCTTACGCTGTTGGTTAAGCAAGGCGTCGGGTGATGTTTGCCATCTAGTCTCTGGATATGGCCTCATTGTTGTTCTCTAAAATAGTTGTAAACTTCGTGTATGTCTGACTGCATTTCATCTGGACTAAGTGCTAGTTCTAACTGTAAGTGACTGATGTCGTTGGCTAGTTCTTCCCATGGCGTACGATCATCACTTTGTTTAATCCATTCTCTAAGATAACTTTTTGTTTCTGCTAGTGACTGAAGGAGTTCTTTTTCCATAGTTACGCTCCTTTTAGTCTTGGTTGTCATCTTGTTCTTTGAGAAAGCGATCAATTTCTTCCATGTCAGCTTTGAACTTTTCTGGATTATCAGCTATTTTTTCTATGTCTTGTTTGACTGTTCCTGGATCCTCAAGTTGTATTTTCTTAAGATTCTTTTGTAACATGTTAAGCAGTCTACGCTGTTGAGCTGTAGTAGTATCTAGGTACTTGGCTTGATCTGCTAGTTCATATAATTCTTGTATTTTTTCTGTAACTGTTTTCATTGTAGTGTATCCTGTTTTAATTTAAGCTCTTAGTTTGAATAGATTATTAAATGAATTACCCTGTTCTGTACTAGTACCAAACTCTATTGCAAACTCCCATTCACTAGATTCAAAGAACTTGTTCCATCTGTCTACTGGTGCTTTTGCTATGTCTTTGGGTTTGCCGTTTTTCTTAATGCCTTGTATTTCATCTAACATATCACCGATTATCTCTAACAAACTGCGATTCTTTTGTCCTTGTGTTTTGGGAAAGCCCTGTAAAGGCCAATTGCTCGCTTGAGATAGTTTAGGATGACGAGCTATTTCAATCAGTAGTTCTGATATCTTGTGTTCTAACCACTCGACCATTGCCTGTCTTTGATGATATGTTTGCCTGTAATATGTTGTACTAAACTTATTACCTGCTCTTGGAACCATTTTCTTTTCATCTATAAATCTAAAAGTCTTCATTGCCATGTCCTCTTTTTAT